CAGCCTCGTCCATACTTGGCTTGTAACATCATTTTACACCCAGCCTATAAGGATCTTAATTTGATCATGAATGATGATGAAATTAAAAATAACTATCCAGTTGCCACTCATGTAACTACTCATACTTACTTCCATGGAACAAGTCCGGTAATTACACCAGAACAGATTGCCTACATTGGCGAGAAGGTAGATGGATTCATGAGTTTATTTGTATGATGACCGTAGAAGAATTACAGGCCTTTGAAAAGGACATCGGCGACAGCTTTAACCGAGCTGAGATCCGTGCTCCTATTCATTTATATGATGGCAATGAAGAACAGATCTCAGAAATTTTCAAATGTGTAGATACTGAAAATGATTGGGTCTGTGCTACCTGGCGTAATCATTATCAGTGCTTGCTCAAGGGTGTTCCCCCAGAGTATCTGAAAGAACAGATACTAAAAGGTAAGAGCATGGTAATGAATCTGCCTGAATACAAAATACATTGTTCAAGCATTGTTGGTGGTATTCCAAGCATTGCAACTGGCATAGCTGCTGCTAATAAATTGCAGAATAAGAAAGGCTGGGTCTGGTGCTGGCTAGGTGACATGAGTGCTGAGACAGGTGCTTTTGCCGAAGCCTACAAGTATGCCGTAGCCCAGGAACTACCCATAACCTTCGTCATCGAAGACAATGAGCTAAGTGTAGAGACTCCTACTCATGTAGTCTGGGGTAACCGACAAAAATGGTATCTGACTCGTGCTACCTTAGACAGCAAAGGATTCTGGACTGCTCCCAATCTAATCTATTACAAATATAAAAATACTAAATATCCACACGCAGGTGCTGGAGTCAGGGTGCAATTCTAATGGATCGTAATCGCAAATACAACGAAGAATTAATCAAGGCCATGAACTGGTTAAGTACTCAACCCAACACATTATTTGTTGGTCAGGCAGTCAAGTATGCTGGCACGGGCATGTTTAACAGTCTCATAGACATTCCAGACGAACAAAAATTAGAATTCCCCGTAGCCGAAAACTTTCAGATGGGTTACTGTACGGGTCTGGCTCTTAATGGTTTCATACCAGTTGCCATTTATCCGCGCTGGAACTTCTTATTGTGTGCGGCTGATCAGCTGGTCAACCATCTGGACAAACTACACAGCATGAGCTCAGGTAAGGTAGATCCCAAGGTAATTATTCGGGTAGCAGTTGGAACTGAGATTCCAGTTGATCCACAGGAACAACACAAGGGTAACTTTGCCGATGCTTTCCGCAGCATGTTTAAACATGTTAATGTAGTTGAACTAAAACATTCAGATGATATCTTACCAGCCTACAAGTATGCCTATGAAAGAACTGGCAGTACTATTTTAGTTGAATTTCCAGACTACGGCAAATGAAAATCTTACTTACCGGAGCCAATGGAACAGTTGGCCGCTTACTAAATCTGCATCTGGCACCCTGGCATGAAGTTGTTACACTGCAGGGCTCGGCTGATGTAGATCTGCTGGATCGAGAAGCTACCAATAAGTTTTTTGCCAACACTCGCTGGGACTGCGTCATACATTGCGCAGCAGTTGGCACCAACGACACTGGTGGTTCTAATAGTCTCATAGCTCAGCGAAATCTGACCATGTGGGATAACCTTAGAGATCATGAATATAAATTTCACAAGCTCATTAATTTAGCCTCAGGTTGTGAATTGTGTTATGGTCCTGAACGAGCCGAATGGGAATTGTTTAATCAGTTTCCAACCAGTGCTTATGGTCTGAGCAAGAACCTTATTGCTCGTGATGTAGTAACAGTGCCTGGCTGGTATAATCTGCGTTTGTTTGGCCTCATAGCCAATACCCGAGTATTTAAACGTCTCTGGGATGCAGTTGATGCTGGCGAAACAGAATTTAACATACATGACGACAAATACATGGACTACATCAGCGAAGATGACATGGCTCGTATTGTTCGTTATTTTGTGGAATCTAAAATTAACTTGCCCTCAGATGTAAACATGGTATATGATACCAAGTACAAGGTCAGTGAAGTATTACAGAGATATATAGATGATAATGGCATCAACATGAAGTTGAATATTTTAAACACTCTGGATTCTGAATTTGATTATACTGGATCTGGAAAATTATTATCAGGATTGAACATACTATGAGCATGGGATTCTTAACTCCTCAATCAGCACCCAACACCAATAAAAAAATTGTCTATGTAACTGGCTGTTTAGGCTTCATAGGATTCTATGTGGCTAAAAAATGCATGGAAGCCGGCTGGCACGTCATAGGCATAGACAAAATGACCTATGCAGCCAATCCAGATCGTGAACAAGAATTAAAAATAATTTCCTATGACAACAATGTTGAATTTGATCTATTGACCGTAGACATCAATGACATTGAGCGTCTGGTAGATTGTGACTATGTCATCAACTGTGCAGCTGAAACTCATGTAGACAACAGCATTGATGGATCAGATGTATTTCTTAAATCAAACATCAATGACGTACATCATCTGCTAAAATTAATCACCGCCAAGGGTCGCTATGGTATGCCTATATTCCTGCACTTTAGTACTGACGAGGTGTATGGCGACATTACCGATGGTAGCTTCAGCGAGGATCATCTATTACATCCAAGCAATCCATATTCAGCCACCAAAGCCGCAGCCGACCAGTTAATCCTGGCCTGGGCTCGCACCCATGAAGTTCCTTATGTCATAGTACGACCAACTAATAATTATGGTGCAGGTCAGTATGTAGAAAAATTGATTCCTAAAGCAGTCAAGTTCCTGCAACTGGGTCGCAAGGTTCCATTACATCTGGGCGGCACACCGCGCCGTACCTGGTTACATGTAGAAGATACTGCTGATGCTGTGATCCATATTATTAATAGCGGAACCGTAAATGAAATTTATAACATTCCAGGCAACTTTGAAATCAGCAACCTGGAAGTAGTCGAAGCCGTAGTCAGAGAATTTTTTGGAACTGATGCCAATGTCCAGGACTACATAAATACCAATTATGAAAGACCCGGTGCTGATCTGCGCTACAGCATCGATGGTAAGAAATTACAGGATCTGGGATTCGCTAGTAGCCGAGATTTTTATAAAGAAATTGCTAGCATAGTCAAGTATCACAAAGATAATTGGATCTGGTAATGAGTTTGGCCGAGGCTCGCATGCGCATTTGTAAGGGATGTTCGCATTTTAATCACATAATGAAAACCTGTGGTATTTGTTATTGTTTCATGCCAGCTAAAACTTTAATTAATACAGCTGTTTGTCCAGATAATCCACCAAAATGGTTAGCTGTAAATGACCCAGAAAACAATCCTGATTGTTCAGGATGTAAACACTAAGGAATAACATGCCAATGTTACACAACGAATGTGCTAATTGTGGAGCAGTATTTAAACTGCGACACGACATGGACGAAAGTTACTACAAGGTAGAGTTCTGCCCTTTCTGCGGCGACACCATAGATGAGGAAAGCAACTTTGACCAGGACGAAGAATAATGTGGTTGTTTGAAGGCACCGAGATTACCGAACTACCCGACGACAAAGTCGGGTTCGTCTATTTGATCACCAATAAGATCTCTGGTCGTCAGTACATAGGTAAAAAACTCAGCAAGTTTAGCAAGGTTAAATACAAGGTTGTAACACAAAAGAATGGCGTCAAGAAACGCAAAAAGATTCGAAGTAAAATAGACAGCGATTGGCAAACCTACTGGAGCTCAAGCCCCGAGGTGCAGTCCGACGTTAAGGATCTGGGCGAGGATAACTTTAGCAGAGAAATTTTATATTTTGCCGACAGTAAAGGTAGTCTTAGCTATCTGGAGGCTCGAGAGCAATTTGCACGCCAAGCACTTGAAAATCCGACCAACTGGTATAATGGCATTATCCAGTGCAGGATTCACCGAAGTCATGTAGTCAATGTCCCACCCCTAAAAACTGCTTGACAGCAGATCAATTTTACCATATAATACCATCATGACAGATCAGGAAGCTGAACATATATTTGATAACCTTTATCGTCTGTTTGGTGAACGAGTCCCACATCCGGAACGTGAACCCAGACGATTTAGATATTATATTAATCTATACAAACATCTAGTAAAAGTACACGGAGGATTACAATGAGTTTTAACATACAGGGCGTCATAGGTGAATGGTATGCCAATCAAAACACAGAATTACAGCGTGAATTC